GGTAGCGGGTAACGAACAAGCTGTAGCATTCCTAGAGCAAGGCATAGAGAACGCTAACACTACAGCAGAGCAGACAAACATCTTTTATGATGCTAATGCTCAATGGGTAGCTATGGGTTACAACACTACTAGAAACCTTACAGCAGTTTATCTTAATGGTCAGAACTTTGGTTTAGACTTGTATGCAACTGAAGCTGAAGTACTAGCCTTAGGTAGCGAATCAGAATACTATTTGACTGGTCCTACGGCTCAGAGTTATGATTGCTTTATGTATGAAACTAACTGCGTAGAACTATGAGCCTAGAGAAGTCAGAACTAAACATTAATGGTACGTCATTCAAAGGTGTGTGGATTGCCATTGTGATGACCATAGGTACTAGCATTGGTGGGACTGTCTGGACTGCATCTAGTTTGTACTCAAGACTTGAAGCAGTAGAGGCTAAGAAGATACCTAATATAAGCCCCTTACGTGAGAATCTAGGGACTTTAGGCACAAGGCTAGATACCCTACTAAGTCAGCAAGAAAAGCTCTTAGAACTCAATACAGACGTTTCTAAGCTAGCTAATGAGATAGAGGCTATGAAAGGTACAGTAGCTAAAGCTGAAATAATAATAGAAGACATTGGCGATGTTGATGGTAAGATAAAGACATTGACTAAAGAGGTAGAGGATTTATGGCAAGGTATGGACTACCTGTCTAATCCCCTTAAGTGAGGCATTTATGTTACAACAATTAATCGGACCTGTTACAGGATTACTTGACAAATTCATAGAGGATAAAGACAAGAAGAATGCTATCGCCTTTGAACTTACGACAATGGCTGAAAGACACGCGCAGGAACTTGCGAAAGCGCAACTTGAAGTTAATAAGACAGAAGCGGCACACAGAAGCCTATTTGTGTCGGGTTGGAGACCTGCTGTTGGTTGGACTTGTTGTATTGGACTTGCGAGTCAGTACATTCTTATCCCGATGGCAAATTTTGCGCTTGCTCTTGCCGATTCTACCATTGAAATCCCTGTACTAGACATGGCTACTATGATGCCAGTACTAATGGGTATGCTTGGTTTAGGTGCTATGCGAACTGTAGAGAAAACTAAGAAAGTACAGAGGGATAGATAATGTCATTGATGTATATACCTAATCAAGGTTTTGACTTAGAGAGACTAGATAAAGCTATAGAAGGAGTACCTGCTTTACTTGACAAACAGTTTAAGGAAAGTCAAGAGGAAGTTGATAAAGCCTATGAGGAAAAACTTGCATTCTTTGACCAGTTAGATAATCTACGTGCTGATAATCCTACTGAGTACCAAAGTTCTTTTGGTTCTTTAAATGCAGGGAATAAAAAACAGTACTTATGGCATTTGCAAAGTGAAGGTGAATTAAGTAAAGAAGAGTACAAAGACCAAGTACATGACGCTTATCGTCAAGAGTTTCAAGAAAATATAAAGAAAGGTATATACACTGGTTACGTTCCTTATGAAGTAGACGGAAAAACTTTGTTTGTGGAAGCTAGACAGTTTGACCCTTCAGTCAATAAAACATTTAGAGGTGAAGATGATTTTGTACGTAACTCTATTCTTCCTCACGATACTTTTTATTTCCCAGAAAAGCATCAAAAACAACCAGACTTAACGGAGAAAGATTGGCTTGTAGGGATGGCTGACCCCAGTGGTAACATTCAGTACGTAAGTGGTATTACATATAATCCTAATACGCAGGGCGGTTATGACTCTACTGTTGAAGGTAGAGCAAAAGAAATCTTAGAACCAGACACAGGTTTCATAGGAACTCTTGCTCCTTTAGTGAACTTAGCGGGAGCTATAACTGGAAATCCTTTATTAAGTGCCGCAGGTACAATAGCGGCAGGTGGTGACATTGGAGACATAGTAAAAAGCATGGCTATCTCTACTGTTACTCCTGATATACTTGAAACTACTTTAGCTGATTTAGGTGTTGATGCTGACTTGTTTGGATTAGACCCTGAGACATTTACTAAAGGTTTAGGGAACGTACAGGAAACAATATTAGAAGGTGGTAGTGGTAAAGACGCTCTACTAAAAGAATTTGGTGGGGAAGCACTAGAAGCTGTAGGTATAGACTTACCTGAGTTTGAATTACCTGAAACAGAGATTATAGAAGATATAAGAGAATTAGGTAGGACAGTAGATGCTACATTACTTCAACCGTTTAAAGAAGGTGTAGAGACTGTAACAGCACCGATAGAAGATTTGTCAACTCCTTTGAAGGAAGCTATAGAAACTGTAGGAGAGCCTATAGTAGACGTAGTGGATGAGATTATAGACGCTGTGGATAGTCCTATAGGTGACGTATTAGAACAAGCAGTAAGCGGCTTAGGGGGCGTAGGAGGCATGATGGCGGGTACTAGAAAGCCTTCACAGGTTGAAGGAATATTTGACAAAGAGTTATTTAAATTTGACACAGAGATTAAGTCTACACAGGAAATGCTTAGTCCAATGATGAACTTAAGAAGGTATGGATAATGACTTATTTAGATTTAGTAAATGCTGTATTACGTAGACTAAGAGAAGATGAGGTAACTACTGCTGTTGGTTCTACTGCAAGTGGCTACACTAAACTTATCGGTGACTTTGTTAATGACGCTAAACGTATTGTAGAGGATTCGTGGGACTGGTCTTCGTTACGTAACACGTTTACTATCGTTACTGACCCCAATGTTTCACAGTATGCTATTAGCGGTACAGGCACAGCCAGTAAAACTCTTGATGTTATTAACGACACATCTAACTGGTTTATGAGACAGGCTAGTTCTTCTTGGATGAATAATGCTTTCCTAAACCAAGATGCACCTTCAGGCGCACCTAACTATTACTCTTGGAATGGTTTTAACGAAAACGGTTATTTACTTGTAGATGTTTTTCCTATTCCTGATGGTGTATATAACTTACATTTTAACATGGTTGACAGAACACAACCCTTTACTGCTGATGCTACAGTACTTAATGTACCGTCAGCACCAGTGATTCAATACGCTGTTGCTCTTGCTTCCCGTGAACGTGGTGAGACAGGCGGTACATCAGCACAAGAACTATATGCTTTAGCTGATGCTACACTAGCTGATGCAATAGCGATGGATGCGGCACGATTCCCTTCTGAAACTACTTGGACGGCTTGCTAATGGCACAACAACTACAGACAGTATCAATTAAAGCGGCAGGGTTTTCTGGTTTAAATACCGAAGATTCTCCCGTTACTATTGACCCGTCTTTTGCTGAAGTTGCAGAGAATGCAATAATAGATAAGTACGGGCGTATTGCGGCACGTAACGGCATTGTACCTGTGTCAACAACTGGGTATGAGGTATTTAATAAACAACCAGTTAAATCTTTGTTTGAGTTTGTAGATTATAACGGTGTTAAAACTTTAGTATCTACAGGTAACAATAAAATAGTTACAGGTACAATCTCACTGACTGACCAGACACCTGTGGGTACAACCATTACGGATGACAACTGGAAGATAGTTAGTTTAGCTAACAAGTGTTATATGTTTCAGCGTGAACATGAACCGTTAGTTATGACACTAAATGGCGGTGGTGAGATTACTGTTGAAGAACTAAACGGTAGTCAACACTCTAACGGCACACCTCCACAGGCTAACGAGGTTATAGCGGCATACGGTAAACTATGGGCGGCTGATGTAGCAGGTAACAAGCGTACAGTATATTGGTCTGATACGTTAATTGGCGGTCACTGGAGCGGTGGTGCTTCAGGCTCGCTAGACTTAACTAATGTATTCCCTAACGGCTACGATGAGATTGTAGCGTTGTCAGCACACAATGGCTTCTTGGTTATATTCTGTCGTAACTGTATACTTATATACTCAGGTGCAGAAAGTCCTGCCAGTATGGTATTAAGTGACGTTATAAAAGGTATTGGCTGTATTGAACGAGACTCTGTACAAAACATAGGTACTGATGTACTGTTCTTGTCCAACGAGGGTGTGCGTGGTTTAGGTAGGACAATACAAGAAAAGTCAAGTCCTGTTGGAAACATTAGTAAGAATGTACGTACAGACTTAATAAAAGCTGTAAGAGACCACAGAGGAAGTCTTAAGAGCGTATACAGCCCACAGGATGCTTTTTACTTATTGTCATTCCCTGAAGACAACATAGTCTATTGTTTTGACTTAAAAGGTTTATTGCCCGATGGTTCAGCTAGAGCAACTACATGGTCAACAGTAGTACCACAAAGCATGACTGTATTGTCTGACGATAGTCTTTACTTTGGTTTACAAGTAGCTCCTTATCACTCAGGTATTTTTAACTATACAGGATATAAAGACGCTTACGACCCAGAAGGCGACACTTCTCACTTTATATTTAAGTACGAAAGCACAGCGATGGACTTTGGTCGTTCAGCTAATCTTAAGTTTCTTAAAAAGTTTGAAGCAACTGTTGTAGGTAATGCAGGAAAGCAATCAGCTTTAGCTTGGTACTGGGACTATAATAAGAATATAACAAAGAACTTTATTTACCTTCCCTTTGAAGGAGAAGTTACTGAAGGTATATATGGTACTTCAGAGTATAATACTACAGCGGAATACACAACAGGAATTTACGTACAAACACCATCTGTAAATGCTACAGGTAGTGGAAAGGTTTTACAAATAGGTCTCAATGCTTTTGTTTCGGGTAAGCCTTACTCTATACAAAGTGTTGATATATCGGTTTTACTTGGGAGAACAAAATAAATGGCTGATTATTCTAAAACAACTAACTTCGGGGTTAAAGATGGTCTGCCTTCTGGCAACCCTGCTAAAATAATTTCAGGCGGTGAGTTTGACACTGAGTTTGATGCAATTCAAACAGCCATTGCTACTAAAGCTGACTTAGCTAGTCCTGCTTTAACAGGGAGTGCCACAGCACAAACACTAGGTGTATCTGTAGCACTTAACTCTACAGGTACAACTACGTTGTCGGGAACAACAACACTAGCAGGTACTTTAGCGGGTACTTTCACTATTGACGGAGGTACATTCTAATGAGTTTCCTTGAAGATTTGCTCCAAGCAGGTACAGGATATGCAATGGGCGAAAAAGGCATTGAGTCTGCAAGAGAGATAGGAGAACGTGGCTATGAAGAAGCTATGGGTCTTGCAGGTGAAGCCGCAGGTATGGCTAAGTTCCAACCTTTTACTGTAATGACAGGGACAGGGACAGCTACTACAACTCCTGAAGGTGGTTATACCTTAGACTTATCTCCTGAACAACAGGCAATGGCTAGTCGTTTGTTTGGTCAAGCGGGTTCTATGTTTGATGTTGCAAGTGCTGACCCAACTCAAGCCACTGCTGACATCTATGAAAACATTAGAGCCTTACAACGACCTGAAGAGCAACGTGAGCGTTTAGCCTTAGAAGAGCGTATGTTGTCTCAAGGACGTATGGGTTTACAGTCAGCGGCATACGGTGGTTCTTCACCAGAGTTGTTAGCACAAGAACAAGCGTTAGCTGAAGCACGTTTAAAAGCGGGTCTAGGTGCTAGAGAAGCCGCTATGGCTGAACGTAAGCAAGCCTTTGATATAGGAACAGGCTTATTTAAAGAGTCGTACTTGCCACAAGCTATGGGATTAGAAGCACTTGGTTATGGTATTGAAGGCGGTAAACTAGCTGAAGTTGGTAGACGTACTGGTGCTGAGTTATTTGGTAGATTAGGTCAGTCAGGTGTTGAGTCATTAATACAAGGTGAAGACTTAGCTAGTCGTTTACAGCAACAACAAATGCAGTCACTGGCTGATGCTTTATTAGGTAGACAACCTACAATGCAAGAGCAAATCTTAGGTCAGCTTTATGATGTAGACACTAGTGGTGGTAGTTCTTTATTAGGCGGTCTGGGCGGCTTGCTTAGCGGTTTGTTTAGTGAAGACGATGATGTTGCCCCTAGAGAAGAACAAGGTATTAACAACATAGACGCAGTACTTAAAGAGTTAATGGGTTAATAGGAGACAATAAGAATGGCTAACAGAGATATAGCAGGATTACTTACAGGCATTCCTAGTGGCGGTATTAGCCCACTAGCACAGTTGACTCCTGAGCAACAAAGAATGCAAATGGGCGCACAAGCGGCACAACGTATGAGTGGTGGATTACGCGGTTTGATGGGCGGTGGTCCTACAGTACAACAACAGCTTGCAACAGCAGTAGCGCAAAAGCAAAAACAAACCGAAGATAAAGAAAGAAGTAAATTTATTTCAATGGCGCAATCTTTGGAAAAAGGCGGGTATAGTAGTTTAGCTGAACAAGTTAAGCTAGGAGATTCTGACGCTTATAAAAGAGGGTTGGAACTGATTACTCCGCAAAAAGGAAAAACAAGTATTGAAGATTTAGTAGACCCTGACACAGGTGTAACGCATAAAGTGTTGTTAAGTCCTGAAGGAACAATTTTACGTGAAATAGGCGTTAGTAAGATGCCTACTTTAAAAAGCGTAACTTTACCTAATGGTCAAATTGTGTGGGAAAACGAAATGACAGGTAAAAGAAGCAAGCCTCAAGACACTCCAGAGGCGGCAGACCAAGAAAAAATAAGGATTGAAAAACTATATTCTGACCTAGCCGCTGTGGATAATGTGTTAAGCACTGCGTCAGAAGCTAAGGCTATTGTTAAAGAAGACGGTGTTATTCCTGCTACTGCCGCTTTTTATAGCCTAGCCGCATTACCTTTCCCGTCTGACGCTAGAAAGCTACAAACAAAGATTACAACGCTTCAATCTACATTGGCGTTTGATAGACTTCAAAAGATGCGTGATGAGTCTAAAACGGGTGGTGCTTTGGGTCAAGTTAGTAATATTGAATTACAATTATTACAGTCATCTTTGACTGCTTTAGACCCTGTGGTTGGAGAAGAAGAGTTTATAAAACAACTAGAAAAAGTAGAAAAACACTACACAAACTTTAAAAAGGCTTTATTAGGCGAAGCTCCTGAAATTGATTGGTCAAGACCCGAATACAAAGGAAAGACTGCTGTTGTAGACGGGATTAGATATATAGTAGACCCAGTAGACCCAACAAAAGTATTTGCTGTAGGTAAAGAATAATGACTAATTATACAGCCGTAGTTGACCCAGAAATAATAGCTAAGGTGAGAAGCAGTCTTGATTCTTCTCAGCCTGATTTAACTCAAGCAACCGAGGTTACAGACCCAGAGTTGTTTTTAAAGATACAAAAGCAACTGGAGAAAGACGTAACGGCTCAAAAAGAAGCTGATATAGCTACTAGAGAGAAAGCTGACTCTAGTGCTTTAGGGCAGTTTATGGAAAGTCTTGGGGGTCGTTTAGGCGGTCGTTTTGAGACAATACAAGAAATATCCAAGAAGGCAGGTGGTTTCTCTATGGATGCCGAGGGTAAGCCTGTATATACTCCCCCTAAGCAGTTAGGCGTTATAACTGATATACAAACAGCAGGTCAGTTTGCAGGAGGTGTTTTTGATATTTTAGGCGAGACTCTAACGCTAGGAGCAAAGGGTATTTCGTTTATAACTCCTGATTTTATTAAAGACCCTATAAAAGAAGGTTGGGCGGCAGGTGTAGACTTTATAGCCAACAGTCCTAAAAGTATGGAAGCATTGAAAGCTATTGAGGGTGGGGTAGAGTCTTACGGAGAATGGAAAAAAGAAAATCCAGAGTCTGCCTTAACTTTAGAGAGTGTTGTCAACATAGGCTTGTTGCTTGCTCCTGTGCCTAAAGGCGGTAAGGTGAAAGGTAATCCTGAATTTGTTGGACCTGCTAAACCCACTGTTGTTGAAAAAGCGGGTCAAGTGTTAGTAGACGCTTCAGGGAAACAAATAAAAGACAGAAGCACTAAAAAGGCTATGGACCTAATAGTTCCTAAATCTGGTGTACCTGAGCAAACCAGAGAAGTTTCTAAAATGGGCTTTAAGTATAACGTAGTAAAACCTACGCTACAAGAACAGAAGATAGTAGATACTGTTGCTACTCTTAAAATACCTCAGTCTGCTTCTAATCAAAGAAGCCTAAACCTGATTGATGATGCTATTGAAGCAGAGGCTAAAACACTAGAAAGACAAGTAGCATCGTCTAAGGAAGCTATACCACTTTCAGAATCTTTTAAGTTATTAGATGAAGTGGCTGTAAATACTAAAAACACAGACGCTTTTGTTACAGCTAATCAGTTAGGGAGAATGGTTGACGATGTTGTTGTAAAGGCTAAATCTTTATTGAAAGAAAACCCACAGACACCTTTAGGCGTTCTACAGACTAGAAAAGAACTAGACAACTATATTAGGTCTTATAAAGCTGACAAGAGTGCTTTCCCTAGTCAAGATAATGTAGAGACAGCGTTGTCTATTGCTGTAAGAGATGTAAGGTCTGCTTTAAACAATAAAGTTGCTGAGACAGTACCTAAAGCCAACGTATTGGCTAGACTTGAGAAGCAAAGCAACCTATATAGAGCAAAAGTTCCTGTAATAGAGAAGGCTAAAAACGATGCTTCTAACTCTATAGGCAGAATATGGCAGAACGTGACAGGAGTTACTGGTCTTAAAATGCCTTCTACTCCTTTAGCTATTGGTATTACTGGTGCGGCTCTAGCGGGATGGCTTCCTGCAATCATAGGGGGTGTTGGTGTAGGTATAGCAGGTAGGGCTGTTTACAAAGGAACTATCTCGCCTGAACTTAAGAAGTTCTTAGGTCAAACCTTAATGGCATCCTCAAAGGCTCTTAAACAAGCTAAGAACCCAGAAACAATAAGACAGCTTAGAGCAGACAGGGCAGTAATACTAGAGTTGTTGAAAAATTCTAAAGTAGAAGAAAACGAAGAATAACAAAAGGGGGCATTGCGCCCCCTAAGTTTTACCTAGACTATCTCACACGCGCCTCCAGTACACGCTAGTTCTTGCGAACCTGTAGTAGTGTCTTCCTTCTCAAAGTGTTCTAGGTCATCCCAATTTACATCCACTGGCATAGCCGCTAGTAACTCCTCATACTTCTCAGCGGTTATGTCCTCATAAGGGGCTTGCTGATAAACATGGTCACTAACTGGCAACAAGCTAATACCGCTGACAGTGTCGAAGTTTTCCCATATCCATTGGGATACTTGGAGGAACTCGTCATCTGTATAATAAACAGTGATACTTGGCTTATGTTCACACCAATAGTCTTGGTACTTCTTCCAAAGTTTTAACTGTTCCATAGCACCCACTTGCTTTACTGTAGTACTGCTGTCGGGTGATTTGATTGGAAAGCTAAACACCAACGAGGACTTACTCATTACGTCATCTTCTACAGGGAAACCTGCGGCTGTCATGTACTGAGCAAGCGGGTCTTTCTTGTCTGAACGTACTCTACGAATGTAATGTTTAGAAAAACGGGGATGTATGCCACTAGCAGAATCAACAAGCTGAGACACAGTACCGCTTGGCTTAACACAAGTAATAGCTGTAGACTGATTGATGCCAAGTTTGTCAGCCCATTCTTTATTAGTTTTGATAGCAACATCTTTCATCTCCGTTAGCCACTTCTCTAGGTCTGGTGAATCTTTACCTAATAGATAGTGGTCGCAAATTCCAGTTTAGCTGACACCCAATAGTGCTTCTTCCTCAGTGTTTCTTTTCCAGATATTTCTCAAGTATCGGAAGTCAGTCAGGGTAGCCTGTAGTGAACCAATGATTGCGGCTACTTCCACTTTCTTTTTAAGACTAACCAAGTCATCCTCTGCTCTGATTACTATCTCTGATAGGTTACAGAACTGATTACTACGTAGGATAATCTCAGAGCAAGGGTTAGTACCAAAGGAATGCTCAGGGTCTCTACGACCATTCTTAGCGGCTATCTTCTGTGCCGCAACGCGACTAAAGATACCACGTTCCCCTGCCTTGCTGTCATACATTGTGTGCATCTCTGCTAGGTATGATTCAAAGTCTGGCTTCTCTGTGTATGATACACTGTTGTTAGCCAATGCACGTTGACCTTCGTTACGCCACCAGTCCCCTGACTTAGCCTTAGCCATACGAGGGTCTGACAAATTAGATAAACTAATCAATGCTGACCTACGTACACCACCGACTACAACAACCTCAGCAATCTTACAGCAGATGTCATGGCACTCAATACTGGTGAGCCTACGACCTTTAGCCTTTTGGAATATACCTACACAGAATATGAACAAGTCTTCAAGAGGCTGTGCTCCTGACGCACGACCACCAAAGGTCTTGAGTCTAGCACCTGCGGGTCTTACCTTATGCATATCCCACTTAGGTACTTTACCTGCATACAGCATAGCAATCAACTCACGGAATGCACTAGCCCAACCAA